ATTAGATTTAATCCACAAATTTACTAAAGCTTTGGACAAAGATGATGCGTACTTTGTTGACTTAGAGGCTGGACGCAAATGGCTCAAGGAAGAAAGGGATTTGGTTAAGGTAAATGAGTTAAGGGTAAACGTATTAAACGCTTTGTAAAATGGTAACAACAGGAGGCATTGCAGTAGGATTAGATTTAAACGACGAAGATAAAACAGATTCATTGTATCGTGGAGGAGTTACGGCATTTAATCCTGACATTGAAAATACATCAGGCGCTTATTGGGAACCAGCAGCAGAAATAAAATGGCTAAGGAATAGAAACAATGTTACTATGCAAGAAAATAAGGAATTACGCCTTGAAATAAAGGTTTACAAAAAGATGATTAAAAAGTTACTGAAGAAACAATGAAATTAAAGGATATAAAACCGAACCCTAACAACCCACGGGTTCTCAGGGATGACAAGTTTCAAAAGCTAAAGCAAAGTATCACGGAGTTTCCAAAGATGCTTTCCCTTCGCCCTATGGTTATTGATGAAAATAATGTGGTTCTTGGGGGCAACATGAGGCTCAGGGCTTTACAAGAACTTGGCTTTACTGACATTGACGAAGCATGGGTAAAAAGAAGCAGCGATTTAACTGAGGAAGAAAAGAAGCGGTTTATCATTGCGGACAATGTAGCTTTCGGTGAATGGGACTGGGACACACTTGCCAACGATTGGGAGGTTGTGGACTTGGAGGCATGGGGCTTGGATATACCGCAGTTTGACGAAAGAGGCGAAATTGACTACTCAGATAAAAATAAAGAAGTTGACATTGAAGACCTTGAAGGATTAATGACAATAAACCTAAAATATACCGAGGAAGATTATTGGAAGGTAAAGGAACAATTATCTAAAGTAGCACAAACACCAGAACAAGCGGTTTGGAAACTTTTAAAGAATGAATGAATTTAGTTTTAAAAATATTGATAACTTTGATAATCATATTTCAAAATCTATTCGAGGGTTTGATTTATTAGATGACATTATCTGTAATATTTCATCGTTTTTTGCTAAAAATAATAGCAATATAATTGACTTAGGTTGTACGTCTGGAAGGTTAATAAATAAATTAGCTGATTTATACCCTCAATCAAATTGCATCGGATTTGATTTAATAGACAATAATTTTATAAAAGGAAAAGCAGATTTAGTAAAATTAGATATTACAGACAAAGATTTTAATTTAGAAAAATCTAATTTGATTTTATCGGTATTTACAATGCAGTTTCTCTCATTTGAAGATAGAGAAATTATTTTTAAAAAGATATATAACGGATTAGAAAAAAACGGTGCTTTTATAATTTGCGAAAAGGAAATAGCAAAGGACGGAATGATTCAGGAAATATTTACTTTTTCAAATTACGATTACAAGAAAAATCAATTTAGTCCAAATGAAATTTTAAGCAAAGAAATTGATTTAAGAAAATTAATGAACCCTTTATCCGAGGGAGAAAATTATAAAATATTAAATAAATTAGGATTTAGAAATGTTACTTTATTTTTTCAATCTTTAAACTTTAAAGGCTTCTTATGTATAAAGTAACTAAAAATATATTTCCTTTAGAATGGAAATTTACCGACAAATTAAAAGTTCCTTATCACGGTAAAAAGGTATTTGGAACATTTGTGTGTGGTGGCGGTTCAACTATGGGTTATAAGTTAGCTGGATTCGAACACTTAGGAGGTGTTGAATTTACCGAGCATTACTCGAAAGTTTATAAATCAAATCATAAACCTAAATATTTTTATGAGGAGGATATAAGGAAATTTAACGAAAGAAATGATTTGCCTAAAGAATTATTTGACCTTGATTTATTAGACGGCTCACCTCCTTGCGCAGCATTTTCAACGTCTGGAGCAAGGGAAAAACTTTGGGGCAAAGAATCGGAATACGAGGGAATAAGTCAAGTAAAAGACGATTTAGTATATATTTATTGCGATACTATTGAAAAGCTAAAACCAAAAGTTTTTATTCTTGAAAATGTTTCGGGATTAATGAAAGGCAATGCTAAATCATATTTAAAAAATGTAATTAACAGACTGTCAAAAAATTACAATGTTCAAACCTTTTTACTTTACGCCGCATCAATGGGTATTCCTCAAATAAGAAATAGGGTTTTTGTCATTGGATTAAGAAAGGACATTGATTTGCCTAAATTAAAATTAGATTTTGAATGCGAGCAAGTTGGATTTGATGTTACAAAAAAATATTGGGAAAACGGAGGGGAATCAATAGAAAGATTTGCAATCGGAAAAGAATTTGATAATGTTAAGGTAGGCAGCAGTTCGGATAAATATTTTAATTTAAAAAAACCAAATCCAACTAAACCTTGCTTTACTATTACTGAAATGAGTTCTCAGATAGGTGCGGCATCAGTTGTTCACCCTTATCAAAAAAGAAAATTAAATACAGACGAGATTAGGATGCTATGCACTTTTCCCTTAGATTATAATTACTTAGATATTAATCCAACATCAATAATGGGAAGGTCTGTTTTACCCGTAATGATGGCAAATATATCAAATCAAATATATTTACAATGGTTAAGCAAAACCGCGTAAAAACCCCGTAAAATGAGACAAGGAAGAAACGGAGGCAAATTAAAAGAAGGTGGAAGTAATGGAGGCGGTCGCCCTAAGAAACTACCAGCCCTTGACTTGATTATGGCAAATGTCATGGGGCAAGAAAAGGACGGTATCACGGCAGCCGAAGCCATTATCATGAAGCTTCGTGAACAAGCGGCAAAGGGTGATATAAAGGCGGCTCAGTTGCTCCTTGACCGTGCCTACGGTAAAAGCAAACAGAACATTGACATAACGACGCAAGGGGAAAAGGTGACTGTTCCAACGATAATTTTTACAAAGGATGCAGATAAAGGTTAGTGAAAAGTACGAAGCCCTTTGGCAACCTCGAACCCGTTACTTCCTGATAACTGGTGGACGTGGTTCGGCGAAGTCATTCACCGTGGGGCTTTGGGCTTGTAATATGCTTTTAGCTAACAAAGGTTGGAAGATACTTTTTACACGTTATACTTTATCATCTGCTAACATTTCCGTTATTCCTGAGTTCCGTGAAAAAATTGATTTGCTTGGCGTCGGTGATGAATTTCAAATGACCAACGCGCAAATAAGCCACAAAGCAACAGGCAGCGAAATAATATTCTCAGGCATCAAAACAAGTTCTGGAAACCAGACGGCAAAATTAAAATCAATACCAGCGTTAAACGTGTTCATCGTTGATGAAGCTGAGGAATTTGTAAGCGAAAAGGACTTTGATACCATTGACGAATCAATCAGGATGCCTGACACCCCAAACATTGTAATACTTGTCATGAACCCTCAAGATGTAGAACATTGGATTTGGAAGCGGTGGTTTGAAAAATCCCATCGCATGGAAACGATTGACGCGCAAATGATACCTATTAGCACACACCCCGATATAACGCACATACATACGACGTACTTTGATAATTACCATAACCTAAGCAAGGATTACATAGCAAAGATTGAGGCTATTAAAACGAAGTCACCTGAGGCATACGCGCATAGGTTCTTGGGAAAATGGCTGGATAGGAAACAAGGGGTAATATTTGACAACTGGGTTGAGGGTGCTTTTGACATTAGCCTTCCTTTCGGTTACGGGCTTGACTTCGGCTTCTACCCTGACCCTTTGGCATTGGTAAAGGTAGCGGTTGACAAAGGGGCAAAGAAAATATACGTGGAGGAAATCATTTATAAACAGTCCCTTTCATATGAGGCAGTCATTGAACAAATGAATCATTATGTTAGTTCCAACGCTTTGATAATCGCGGATACAAGCGAACCACGTTTGATTGAAGCTTTGCAGCAACGGGGTTTAAATGTGCAAAAGGCGGACAAAGGGGCTGGGTCAATCGTCGAGGGAATAAAGAAAATGTTGGATTATCAAATCATTGTAACACCTGAGTCGTATAATTTAAAGCACGAGTTAAGGAATTACATTTGGAACGACCGCAAATCTTCCACGCCCTTAGACGCGGATAATCATGGGTGCGATTCCCTTAGATATATATTTTCAAGGCTTGCGCAAGGCAGCGATTTACTTGCATTTAATTAAAACGAAAATGGAAAAACAAACGGCGGTTGAATGGTTTTCTGATAATGTTTGGAAACTTAAAAGTAAATTAGAAAATAAAGAAATAACATTAAATAAATTTTGT